TACTCTTTCATGTCATCGTTTAGAGATTCTAAAAGGAATCTTACTGACTTGTCAAATGTATATGTCTTTAAATTTTCACTTAAAGAATAGATGACCTCTTTTTCAGAGGCTGAGTTTAAAGCGTTTATGTGGCTTTCGACAATGGAAGATACTTGAATATCTTCAACGGAAAGATTTTTCCTAAAGTTGAACAGCTCCAATTTGAGATTCTTCATAATAATAATTATTATTTTTTTATTTCTTTGTATATATATTCATTTTGAAAATGATATTTTTTCAATTTATTCAAATATTTATTTGAAAAATTTGCCTTTAAAATTATTTTTACCCAAATTCACATTATTGTCAGATTGTGGCATTGTAGTCATAATGGTTATGGCTTTAGAACCTTTATTGTCGTTGTACCATCTAGTCTTTTTTGGGTATAATATTGTATCTTGAAAATCCCCACCTTGAGTGCCAAAGTCAAAAGAATTCGAATTGGGGTCAGGATTAAATTCTTTAACATCAAAACTTTGGTTATTAATTATTATTTCATAATTTTCACCACCCTCAGGATCAATACCTATTGATATCCTAAGTCCATTTCTACTTTTGTATAAATCAAATAAATCTCCAGTTTTTCCACCAGTGGACATAGATTTATTTTCTTTCTTCTTACCCAACTTATAGTAAACTTCCAAAGTCTCTGGTAATGATGTTGAATTATTTACATTTAATTGGTTCAATATTCCGGCTTCATAGTCAACATACCAATTCCTACCGTCAGTTTTTGGAACAATTGAACCAAGATTCGCTTCAATAATACTATCGTTTACATCTCTAAGAGTAGCTGCATATTCGGATGAGAAATTATCAGATATAAGATTATTCATCAGATCCCCGGAATTGATATCCTCAAGTGATCCTACACCATATTGGTAGTTTGTATTTGTCAATCTGTCAATTCCCGATGGTGGTAGTATTGGCCAAACACATTGAAATGACTTATTGTTAGATCCATCTATGGGTAAAAGGATTGCAAACACTTTCACAGCTGACCCTTGATTTAGAGCAATTTCAGGATTTGATGGAACGTTGAACTCATCTAACATTTGCTCACCGGTGAATTCACCAGTGAAAAGTTTATTTTCGAAAACAACAAAATCATACCCACCATTAATATCCACTTCAAATTTCAAAAAGTAAATACCATTTTTCCAATCAATTTTCATAAGATTTCCAGCAACTACGTCACCAAGACCAATCTCAATTTTCACATATCCATTAGAATCTGTATCCAAAGAATAATTTTCACAATACAATGACTGCCCAGTTTCGGAGTTTTTTAAAATTTGCACTCTCAAAGTGACTGTAGTTGAGACCAACGGAACTCCAAATTCATCCAAAATCCTATTGGAATATTTAAAATTTGGCAGTTTTGGATAAACGAGAAATTCAGTACCTGGTTCATCCAAATTTTGCGAATTGAAATCAAATTTTGTACCTGATCCTATCATAAGATGTAAGCTACCATCTGAGGAAGTAACCGCGTTATGATATTCTGTGAATATTATATTACTCACATTCCCCTGAGATACTTGAATTTTCACAGAAACAAGTTTATTAACAAAAGTGGTCTGTATGGGATAGGATATGGTTTTGGGAAGTTTTGGTTTTCTATAAGCTGGATAGTAAGTCTGCACATCAAAACTCAAAGTTAGTTTTATAGTATTATCACTACTTAAACCTTTTTCCCTTTGTATTTGAATTTCACTTGTGTCTGGTATTATCATCACAGCATCTATGTTCAAGAAATTATGTTCAAAATACATAAATCTATAAAGCCAAATAGTATCCATTATAGCTTGACTACATTTGAAAGTATCAATCTCACTAGTAAGTAATATTGATAGAGAATACTTAGCCGTAATTGGTATGGCTCGTATCTTAGTCAAAACCTTTCTAATTTCATCATTATGTTCTACGACCATTCTTAGCCACACATTTGGGTTTGCAAACTCATCACTTCGTATGTCATAACCAGTGAGTGTAAGATGTCCTCTTGGTATTATATCTGTGTTGAGATCGACTTTTCTACTATCCGAAACAATGTCATCATTGAATGAATCTAGTAAGAAACGCTCATCACCGGTCAAAGAATAATAAAATGGCACATTAACTACTCTATCACCAGAACTGAATTTATTCACCCATTTTATTTCTCCCTCTAGGGTATCTAGAACAGAGACCGTTAAATCTCTAAAAAAGGAGTCTTCAAAATTATATCTTTGTCCTATCATCAAAAAAATATCTTTGGGTATATATAAATCTTTTTATTTTCTGAGATTAAAATTAATTGGGAAACTAAGAATCAATTCGACCTATAATAAACTATGAAAAATTTATTGATTACAGAAAGATGGAGGCCAAAAAGTTTTGATGATTTGATTATTCTTCCAAGAATAAAAAATCTATTTGAGAACGGATTGCAATCAAATTATCTATTCTATGGGAATTTTGGTAGTGGTAAAACTACTCTTGCCAGAATCCTAATTGGTAAATACACAAAAAAAACTCCATTCATTGAGATCAATAGTTCATTTCACACATCCATAGACACCCTCCGAACTCAAATTGACGAGTTTTGTTCAAAAGTTTATATGGGATTCGATGTTGACGATGAAGTCGATCCCACATCATTCAAGTATGTATTCTTAGATGAATTTGATAGAACTTCAATTCAATATCAAGATGCCTTGAAAGCTTATATCGAGGAATACTCTTCTAAGAATGTAAGATTTATTCTTACAACCAATCATATTAACAAGATATCTCCAGGTATCAAGTCTAGATGTGTAGAGGTAAATTTTGATGCACAAGATGTAAATGAAGAAAAATTCTTGAAACGAGAAATCTATAAGAAGATAGTAGATAAAATTTTACCCCAAGAAAATTTCACAATATCCAAAGAAGATTTGGTAAAAATAATTAATAAAAATTTCCCAGACTTTCGTTCAACCTTAATATCAATTGACAATTATAGACTCTCTGGTTCATTGGAGTCGGGATTTCAAATAAATGAAAAGTTGAAATCTACTACGTTTGATTTGATATTCGATAAGGGTAGTGATTATGAGAAAATATTTCATTTTTTGATGAATAGTTATGGACCTGACCGTATAAATGAACTGATTTCAATATTGGGCCAACCATTGATGGATCATTGTATCAAAAACAATATTCAAACAAATAAATTATTTCAATCAAATTACATAGTATGTGACTATGGAAATCTACTTGAGAAATCAGCTGACCCTTTGATTCTCGGAATGACAATAATTGGAAAATTGAAAGATTTGTTCAATGAGTAATTCATATTAATATATACTACATGGCTTTCAATTATGTAGATTTTTATGTTATTTACAAAGGCAACCCCTATTATGAAAATGATAAGGTTTTAGAGGACGATTTAGTAAAAATAATAGTACAAAAATATTATACAATTCTACTCACCAATAAGGGTGAGGTACTGGGTGAGCCAAATCTTGGTGCTAATTTGGAACAACTTCTGTTCGAAACCACACTCGACGAAGAAAATGTTAAGAAAATTATTGTGGAACAACTTGACCAGTATATACCAGAAATATTCAATACGAGTTTTGGTTTAGAGGTTGTTTTTGTCGAAGACCCCTATAATTATCAAGAGATAATGTTTATTAATTTGACCTTGAATGACCTAGATGTGGTGACACAAGTGGGTGGGTTGACTAGATAGGACAGTGATTAGCTGACCAAATATATTTCCAATTTCTTTTGATATCGATTCCCATAGATTCACACAAAATATAAATATCCTCTAGACACTCATTGTCAGCACCTCCAACTATTGTTACAGTCTTTGATTTTAGTTTTTCCAATAAATTCCAAAGTTTTTTTGGACATTCAAACCAACGATGATTGTTACCGACAAAGATAATATTTATACCATCACTCACTTCAAAATGGTCCCCCACCTTTATTTCGCCATTTTCTTCCTTTGATTTTAGCATATCAAAGGTTTTTTTATCCATCTTTTCTTTGAAAAAATCTACATTAACATTATATCTATACCTTTTTTCAACAAGGTCGGTTTGATTTGGAAATTGATAAAGGTCATTGTGTATTGGAATTGTTGGATTCTCATCGAATAAATAATCATCTCCAACATTTTTACCATCTATGTGATTATCCCATAATTGATAAACGTTCCCAAAGTTTTGACAATACTTTTTCAACTCATGTAGATACATCTCAGTGAAAAATTTCTTGTAAGATTTTTGCACATCCACGATCAATAAGACCTCATTCGCAAAATTTTCGTAGACTTTCAAATACTTCATATACTATATATTCCATCTACAAAAAAAAACACCGAATGATCGGTGTTTTTATATTAATTTTGTAATTTATTATGCAGGAAGTTCTTCACCACCTTCTTCTTCCTCTTCTTCTTCTTGAACCTCCTCGAATTCACCCTGACCTTGTCCTTGAGCTTGTGGTTGGGCTTGTGTCTGAACTTGAGCTTGTCCCTCACCTTGAGCCTGAGCTTGTGGTTGAGCTTGTGGTTGAGCTTGTGGCTGAGCTTGTGGTTCAGATTGAGTCTGAACTTGTACTTGGCCTTCACCCTGTGTTTGAGTTTGTGCTTGCGGCTGAGCCTGTGGTTGAGCTTGTGTCTGAGTTTGTCCACCACCAACTAAAGCATTTGGGGATATTTTATCAGCATCTAGTCCACTTTGGGCTAAGTATTTTACAATTTCTTCAGCTATATCCATATCGCCAAAAAATTGTCTTAGGTTTTTACCAGTATTGTCTTTAACCTTCTTAACATAAGCATTGATCAAAGATTGTGGTATATCTATAGTGCTTTTTACCTTGTAAACATCATCTACTTGTAAAACAGATTCCTTAATTATTTCAGTCCTTCTTTTCGACTTACTAAAGGAGTTAAATTTTCTAATATGATTCATAAACGAAATAGTATTTTTTGAATTGTAAGTTTATATATTTAAATAAAAATATGGATTTTATTCTTTTGTTAATGAACTGCTAAAATGATAGCAAGTATGATACTAGTTAGTAAAAAACTACCAGTGCCCCACCAACCAACCGCTTTTTCAAACTTCAAAGTATTTATCTGTTTACCTAAATTTCCAATAATTAAACTATCATTATCCCTCTGTGAGTCACAAAGTATTTTATTCCTATCGTTATTTTCTAATCTATTGAGGCAATTATTTAACAAAACTTGATTTTCACTATCCAAAGAATCAAGTTTGGATATTCGTAGATTCAAAAATCTAACTTTAGTTTCACATTCATCTATTACAATTATAGCTTTATTGACAAATGAATCACAAGAGATAGCACTTGCTTCGAAATAAGACTTTAGTTCCAAGTCATTCTTCATTCGTTTTAGCTGGTCGATCGAAAGGATTATTCCAAGTGTGTCTTTATTTACAATGTAAAATTTTGGTAAATCTTTTTTTTGACCATAACTAATTAGTGGTAATAGTAAAGTAAAAAATATCAAGAGAATTTTTTTCACGGCAATTTAGTATTTTTTAAAAAAATCAAGGGTTTCTTGGTTCGTAGGGTTTTTTCTATTCTTTTTTATTTCTTCGATTTTTTTCTTATTTGACTGATGATAGTTTTTCCATTTATTCAATGAGTCAAGATTTCTTTGTGATTTTCTTTCTAATACTTCATAGTCATTCTTGAATTTTTGATTAGATTCTGTGAGATTTTTTCTAATATCCATAACACTATCAAATTTTATTGACAGTTTTTGGTTTACGATATCTAATGAATCTCTAGTTTTTTGGATATTCTTATTTTTTTCTTTTAGACCCTCATTTATTTTTTCCAATTCTTTTGGATCCCCAAAATAAGTTTTCCAAATAAGATATATTGTATAAATTATTAAAAGAGGTAAAAAAATATATTTGAAAATATTTTGCATTTTTTAAATTTTTTCCTTATCTTTGTATATATAAGAAATATATAAACCCAACAAAAACAGTTAGAGAAATATGTCTACAATAATTAAAGAACAAATCAGCTCCCAATTAGAAGAAATTCTAACACAACCTTATGTACTTATTCTTCACAATGACGACTATAACTCATTTGATTTCGTAATCAATTCATTAATAAGTGTATGTGGTCATGAGTATGAGCAAGCTTCACAATGTGCTCATATCGTTCACTTCACTGGAAAATGTGATGTGAAAAGAGGTGACCATGAGAATATTAATAAAATGTATTCAAAATTGAAAACTCTTGGATTGAGTGTGACGATGGAAGTTGCTTAGTCCCTTTTCCAAGGATTGCTAAATATATCGTTCTGTACTATCCTGGCCATTTTTCTTTTCCTATTTACTGATATTATAGAGGAGTAGTCGGTTCCTTCAGTATAATCTTTCCTATCAAGGATTTGGTTGTAATATGATAGCTTTGAAGAGTCTATTCCACTTTTTGCCCAATCTTCGACCATTTCTCTGAATTCATACTTTGAAAATACACTTGACATATTCACAAGTGTCATAACTGTGTCGTCGTGTCCCAAGTCAGCAGCATATCTTACATTGCCAGATGATGTTATGTGCTTGACAAAAGTTGTGATTTCCATAATATTTTCTTCATTTGTTATTATGAAATTTTTCTTTTCCATGGCATCTTGGTAATCTTTCACTAGCATATTCTTGTTTTCACCTACTTTAAGACCAACTTTTTCCTCAGTCGAATCGGCTCTATGCTTATATCTTAAAAAGACATACGATCCATAATTGTTAATTCCTTCGAATAAACCTGGTAGATGAGCTAAAAACTCATTACCATAATTATTTAATTCTAAAACTACCTTGAAATTATCAGGATTCAAGTATTCAAAAAGAATACAATAAAACATTTCGGCAAGTTGTTTGACTGAAACATGGTTGTTTCTGTAAATGCCTATTTGCTCAAGACAGAAGAAATCTGATATATTTGTATAATTATGTTTTTGTAGTTCGATAACATCATCGGATTTCGGTGATATCTTAAAAATATTTATGATCGAATAATCTTGACCCAATCCTTCAGAAATATCTACGGAAATAACTCCTTTTACTGAATTCCTATCAATGGGACTAAATATCTCATCATCATCTACCCATTTTAAACTTTCATATGGGAATTTTAGTCGTCTATCGAGCTCCTCTATTTGCTCCCAAGAATAGTGCTTTTTATTAGAAAGTAAATTTTCTATTATATGCTCAGACAAAAGAGACCTTGTTGCATTTACAAATCTAAGTCCATACTCTTGATTGAAAGCGTCTTCCCCACCAATGTCTTTGATAGCTTCTTCTTTCCAAGTTGTAACCTCTGCAATTGCCTGAATTGGTACTTCTTCACCTTTATTATTGATAATTTTGAAAGATTTAGCCATTTGTTCACTACAAGATTCGTTGTTGTAGATGTAGATCACAT